TCGGACACGTAGTAATAATTACTCTTGTTCATTGGCACGGCGCAGTGTTTAACTTTGCGTGCTTCGCTTTCACCACATGCCATGCAAGTGGGTCGTGTCATGTGCTTGCGTTGAGGTTCGACTCTCACGGCATAACAACATGTGCAGATTGGTAAGTGATAGTGACTCATGGTTTTCTCCTTGTGTTGGCAAACTCTTGGCGTGCCGTCCACCACGCTTTGTATTCGGACAGCTTGTATAGTTTGGTTCGCATCCGCGCCAGTGAACTACCGCCCGTTACCATTGACGGGACAGGCGGAGGTGGACATCCAGTCGGACGTTGACCTCTTACATAACTTCTGAGGATGTCGTACTCCACACCCAACCGATCGGCAATCTCCGGCAGTGTGTACAGTGGTTCTCGTTCGGTTTGGTTCTCTCGATTCAAACGATTACGCAATGGGAAGTCTTGAAATTTCATAATGTTTCCTTTCTCCTTGTGTATTCAATAGGGCACGAGTTGTCATGCCCTACAAGATAAACAGGCGTCTGTTTTCTTTGGCTACGATAGGGTTTGTCGTGCTGACATATTCCCCCGCAGGGGTTCCAGCACCTAGAGATGTGACACGAATTACCGGAGAACATCACACCCATTTAAGTAGTATGCGTACGCATTGCATGTCGCTATCTCTTTTGGTGACACATGTCACACTACTCAATACACCACAACATACTGGGGCTAAACCCAACGCCTATTCACCGAGGGAGGACTGCACAAGGCAACCTATTTGGCTTCTATCATTTAGACAGCGGCGGCTCGAAGGCCAGAGTTATAAGCTTAGAACTTACACAAAGACCTAACTGATATATTATTAAAGAGCTGTTGCCAAAGGGAATAGGTGGCGCACTACAAACCGAGACGATCCCCGACTTGATAAATCAATTATAACAGATTATAGCCACCTTGTCAAGCTAATTATAGTCCTTGCTCGTCCCAATCGTTTAGGATTTCTTTGGAGTTATTGAGGTCTGCTTTGCGTCCTGCGGCAATGATCTGATGCACGCGGATTTCTGAGATGCCGTAGTCCTGCGCGAGGGTCTTGCGTTTTATGCCCAACATGGCTCGGCGGTATAGGTCTGCATCTCGTTCGGCACGAAGTTTTCGCATGGGTATGGTGGACTCGGACTTTGGCTCGCGCTCATCAAGACACTTGACGATGGCTTTCTTTATTGCCGCATGTTGGCTCATGCCGTGAGCGAGGGCGTAGCCCTTGGCAATGTTGAGGTGTTTCTCTCCGAGCTTAAGCCATAACTGCAGGGCAGCAACCGCCGCACCTTCTAGGCCATCTTCGTGGGTCTTGGCTAAGTTCTCGGCTACCTCAAGGGGCAGTTCAATGGTGAGGGAGTGGGTCTCAAAAGATGCGATTGTGTGAGTCATAGTAGTGGCTATGTAGTTGGTGATAGGTAGTGAGTATAGCAGAGTTTAGTATTGGTGGGAACTTATAAGCTTAGAATTTCTGCTCGGCTTGTTACAATGTAACAAAAAGGGGGTATGGCGTTACGGGGGGTGTGTAACAAGGGTCAAAAATGAGAAGTGTTTAAAATCACCATGGTGGGCGAGGGATTCTATATGTGCTATGTACGAAAAGGAGTCATGTTACGTTGTATCAGCGTTTTTAACGTATGAAAGTCCCTGAGAAGTCTATAATTTATAATGTGCGTAAAAACAACACAATCATGACTATGGTATAGCCTTTTCTGGGAGATTCTGAATTTCAAAAAGACTGTAACATTGTAACAAATATATATTATATATAATAAACTATCTCTCTCTCTCTTGTTTTTGAAACGCTTAGTATTACTTTTTAGGGGCGCATTGCGTTTTTCGGCGTTACAGTGCATCTGTTACAAATTCGGGATTTTTGTTACATTGTAACGCGGAGGGCAACTTCTAAGCTTATAACTTTGCTTTGTTCAGTTGAACTTTGCTTTGGCTTGCTGACTCCCGCACGCGCGTGCACGCACACTCGCGCTCACTCTCCCGCACGGTCCGACTACTATGACGCGCTATGGGCGCATACTATACACGCTCATACACAAAACTCGGGACGACCAAAATCAGGACGAAAAAAAGCCGCCTTGCGGCGGCCTTGGGGTTTTGGGTTTCACTTGTCCAAAACTGTCTCTTTGAAGTCATCAAGGGATTCGATGCAAAGATCAAGCATTTCAGCCGCGAATTCAGTTAACCCTAACATGCGAGCTTGAGCAAGTGCCTTAGTCAGAGTTTTGTCCAAGTCAGTGCGGCTTGTCGATGTCACTTTGCCCGCCTTTGGTGTTGCCTCTTTTTTGGTATCGCTTTTCTTATTGACAAGATCACGTTGAAATTCGACGCCGGTTTCAAAGGCAATCCAAAACGCCGTCTGATATTGTGCGCCCGATGCCTTAGAAATGAAACCCTTTTCAACTAGGCCGTCAAAAATGCCCTTGATATCGGCGCGGGCGGGATTAGTTTTTGCATTGCCTTTCATAAAGTCGGCCTTGGGCTTGTCGCATGCTAGCGTCATTACATCAAGCGCTTGTTGAATTGCTTGATCTTGAACGGCGCGGGCTTTTTGAACGGCCTTTGCTTCGCCTTCAAATGCTTTGAAGATTGTTGAAACGATTGATTTTGAAACGTATGTCATTTTGAATTACCTTTGAATAGAGTTGATTTAAATTGCCGATTGATTTAACCGACAACTGAATTACACCATAGAACGATTCGCTTGTCAATACTTACCCAAAACCCTAACCTTATATCTTTTGGCAGGACTTTGACCCCACCGCCCCCCTATGCCCCTTTGCAGCTTCTGGGACTCCCCCCACGCTTTACGCTGAGTGATGGATCCGCTAAGAACACTTAACCACCATGATATACAAAATTATACCAATCCCAGACCCCACCCCCTTGCCATAGGAAACACCCCCCATATAAAAATAAAACACATATGAAAAAATTACATATATAATTCCACAACCCCTAGGAGTGCGATTCCCTCTTATGTACACACCTGTTATAGATTTTGATGTCCCCCTTGCTAACTACTCCCCGACGTTTGAGTCGCTGGAGGCACGCGTAGCCGCAGCTATGTCTGCTTTGGTAGATACAAATAATCTGCCAGCCCCTAACGAGATTTCACATGCAGACAAAGAGAAAGCACGCGAAGTGTTTTCCGGTAACGCTCTTGCGTCCGACGAGGACTTGTCATCCCCCGGCATGGTTGTGTATCTGCAGTCTTTATTAGCGGAGTACGACAAGGTAGTTATTAGATCAGCGCAACAGATCAGGACATACGTTACAAATAAGTTGATTGCTGAAAGCGCCAGTGCCGATGCCCGGATCCGGCTAAAGTCTTTGGAGATGCTGGGCAAGATTAGCGACGTTGGGCTGTTCACGGACAAGACAGAAATCACGATGCGCCACCGGCCTACTGAAGAGCTGGAACAATTGTTGCGTGAACGCCTGACTAAAGTGCTGGAAGCGGAGGTGATGGATAACACCAAGAAGCCTGCAATAAGCCAAGTAAAGATAGATATCAGTGATGTGGATGCAATCTAATGGAATCTACACTTACGCCAGAGTTGATTGAACGTATCTCAAAGAAGCTGCCACATAACGAGGCTGCGGAATTGATTGCTATGTTTGATGAAGTTGACAGCAGGCGTCGCCAGACTTTGGCCCAGAGTGATTTCCTATCGTTTATTGCTGCTATTGATGGTAACTATAAGTTTGGTGCACACTTAAAACGGCTTGGCTCCCTGCTAATGGAGGTTGAGCAGAACATAAAAAACCGGATTGCTGTATCGATGGCCCCTCGTATGGGTAAGTCGCAGATGATTTCTATCTACTATCCGGCTTGGTATTTAGGTAGGCACCCCGACCACAAGGTAATTGTGGCTTCACACACTGCAGATTTGGCGATTGTGATGGCTAGGAAGGTGCGAAATCTTATTAGTACGCCTGAATACAAGGCAATTTTCCCCCATACAAACATAGCAAGCGACGCAAAAGCTGCTGCGCAGTGGAATACAACCAAGGGCGGCGAGTATTTTGCGATTGGTGTGGGTGGCGCGTTGGCTGGACGGGGTGCGCATTTGATTATTGCAGACGATCCGCTGTCTGAGCAGGATATTAAGGCAGGAAATACAGCTTCGCTTGACTCAACATACGAGTGGTTTAGTGCAGGTTTGCGTACTCGTCTCATGCCAGAGGGAAAAATCTGCGTTTTGCACACGCGTTGGCACCAAAGGGACTTGATTGGTAGGCTAATTAAGGATTCCGCCATGAATGAGGGCGGTGACAGCTACGAAACGTTTGAATTTCCTGCAATTCTTAACGAAAACACCGAAGAAGAGAAGTCAATCTGGCCTGAACAGTGGTCTTTAGAGGCACTTCAGCAAACTCGGGCGTCAATGCACCACATTATGTGGCAGTGGTACGCGCAATACCAGCAAAACCCAACAGCAGCCGAGGCTGCCATCATAAAACGGGAGTGGATACGCTGGTGGGAGAAGGACGATCCGCCAAGAATTAATTTTATTGTGCAGTCATTTGATACGGCGCTTACTACCAAACAACGATCCGACTATTCTGTGTGCCATACGTGGGGTACGTGGACAAATGAGGACGATGGGACGGAGAACGTGATCCTGCTGAACAAAGTTAAGGGTAAGTACGAGTTCCCGGAACTAAAAGCGATGGCGCACGAGCAGTTTAAGATATGGGAGCCTGATAGCGTGATTGTTGAAGCTAAGGCCAGCGGTCAACCGTTGATTGACGAGATGCGTAGATCCGGTATATTTGTGCAGGACTTCAGTCCGGGTAAGGGTCAGGACAAAATCGCTCGGCTTAATGCCGTGGCAGACATGTTTGCGTCAGGTCACGTTTGGTTTCCAGAAAACGCATGGGCAGCGGCTACTGTAGAAGAGATACTGGCCTTTCCTGCTGGCGAGCACGACGACGAGGTTGACACAATGACACTTGCCTTGATGCGGATTCGCAAGGGTGGACTATTGCGCTTGAGCAGTGACCACGAGGATAATGAACCCCGTTACGCAGCCCGTCGGCAGGCGTATTACTAAGGACGTAGTATGACGACTCAGAAATTCATGGGGGCAAACAGCTTGGTCGATAGGCTTTCGGCACAGGTTGGCTCGCGTGATTTGGCCATTGAGCTGCTCCGTAAACGCGGACAGATGGAGCAAGGGTCCGAGAAACTTACCCCTGCTGGAGAAAAACGCAACCGTATGACGGCGCAAGAGCGCGCGATAGATAGAGCGACTAAAAGCTCTGGCAAAACTGCCTCGGCATACACATACAACCCCAACACAAACCGCGCAACACTTAAGCGCACAAGGACTAAATAATGGCTACTAATATGTTCCCCTCATTGTCGCAAGCTCCACTGGGCTTGGACGCACTGGCTCCTGAAGAGGACGACGGTAGCGGCGCGATTGAGATTCAGATTGAGAACCCTGACGGTGTAATCATCGGCATGGATGGGATTGAGATTGACTTGATGCCCGAGGAGGAAGGCGAGGACTTTGACGCTAACCTTGCCGAAGAGATGGACCAGAGCGAGCTGCAGAAAGTAGCAAGCGACATCATTGAGATGGTGGACTCGGACATTGCCAGTCGCAGAGACTGGGTAGATATGTATGTAAAAGGACTTGACGTATTGGGGATGAAGTATGAAGAAAGGACAGAGCCTTGGCTCGGCGCTTGCGGAGTTTTCTCGACTGTACTCACGGAGGCCGCTGTTCGCTTCCAGTCTGAAACTATCATTGAAACGTTCCCTGCTGCGGGTCCAGTCAAAACGGAGATTGTCGGTGCAATTGATAAACTTAAAGAACAGGCTGCGGAAAGGGTCCGCGACGACATGAACTACCAGCTCACCGAGGTGATGACTGAGTATCGCCCTGAGCATGAGCGCATGTTGTACAACCTTGGACTGGCCGGTGCTGCGTTTAAGAAAGTTTACTTTGATCCGTCGCTTGATCGTCAAGTGGCGATGTTTATTCCCGCTGAAGACATCATCATTCCCTATGGCGCGTCAAGTGCGGCCACTGCAGAACGCCTGACTCACGTCATGCGTAAGACCAAGAATGAGATCAAGAAACTTCAAGTTGCTGGGTTCTACGTTGATGAAGATTTGGGCGAGCCTATTGCCATTCATACAGACGTCGAAAAGAAGAAAGCTGACGACCAAGGCTACAGCCTGACAGACGATGATCGGTATCAGATTCTTGAAGTTCATATTGACTACGACTTGCCCGGTTATGAAGACGAAGATGGCATTGCACTGCCGTACATCATTACGATTGAGCGCGGCACAAACACCGTGCTGGCTGTTCGCCGTAACTGGGAAGAAGACGACAAGAGACAATTAAAACGCCAACACTTCGTACAGTACACATATGTACCCGGCTTTGGTGCTTATGGTTTGGGTTTGATCCATTTGATTGGTGGCTACGCCCGTGCTGGTACATCTCTGATTCGCCAGCTGATTGATGCTGGCACATTGAGCAACTTGCCCGGCGGTCTGAAGACTCGCGGTCTGCGGATTAAAGATGACGATACCCCCATAAACCCCGGCGAGTTCCGTGATGTGGACGTGCCATCAGGCTCGGTTAAAGACAACATCATGGCGTTGCCATACAAAGAACCATCACAAGTTCTTGCGGGATTGTTAGATAAAGTGACTGAAGAAGGTCGCCGTTTGGGTTCAATTGCTGACATGAACGTCAGTGACATGAGTGCAAACTCTCCGGTGGGTACGACATTGGCGCTCTTGGAGCGTCAGCTCAAGACCATGTCTGCTGTGCAGGCTCGCATCCACTACTCAATGAAGCAGGAATTTCAGCTTCTGCGTGACATCATCCGTGACCATACACCCGATGACTACAGTTACGACCCAGTAGAAGGTGATCGTCAAGCCAAGCGTGAAGACTACGACATGGTGTCGGTGATTCCAGTCAGTGATCCCAACAGTGCAACGATGGCGCAGCGCATTATGCAGTACCAAGCTGTTATCCAGCTGGCACAAGGTGCACCACAGATTTATGACTTACCGTTGTTGCACCGTCAGATGATCGAGGTGTTAGGTATCAAGAACGCTGACAAGCTTGTTCCCGTTGATGATGACCAGACACCACGCGATCCTGTGTCTGAGAACATGTCATTCCTGACTGGCAAGCCTACGAAAGCGTTTATCTATCAAGATCACGACGCGCATATCGCTGTTCACACCAGCATGATGCAAGACCCGATTGTGATGGGACAGATTGGTCAGAACCCAATGGCTCAGCAGATTCAAGCTGCGATCATGGCTCACGTTTCTGAACACGTTGCATTCCAG